CATCTCTTGATAGTGCTGGTGATACAGAGGCTCAAGCTCTGAAAAGGTTTCTCTGTGTTTACCAATATGGAATGTGTAGTTCATGCTGGCATGTACTTATTGGGATTGATTTGACGGCCTTGTTTGGTAGTACCAGTACGGGCCTTGCGAACTTTATCCATCATACTGTAAAGACGCTGCGCTCCAGCCTTAGTGGAGCCATTACCAAGATGTGATACAACATCTGCAGGCACGACAAACTCACCGTCAGCTAAACGAGCGGGTTGCTTATTAGCAATAGTTGCAGGAATCGAATCACTCATACCATCACCGGGTCCATCCAAGTAGCCGCCCTTAGCGAATGCACCGCCAGAATTAATAATGTCTCTAGACATGTCCGAGAACCCACCAGTCAGGTTTAGGTTTTGAGCAGGTTGGCGAGGCGGCAAAGAGGTAATACCGGTGCCGCTAAAGTTGGGGTTTGCCATTGCTTCTGGCGGGGGAGCTGAAGGTGCAGTTGTGGCGGGCGGTGCTTGCCAAACCGGCTTCGGCCCTGCCTTGGCTTCTGCTTGTGCGCGGGTAAGGCCGGAGTTAAAGAAACCACGGTTATAAATGCTATAATTAGGGTCAAAGATACTCATAGAACCATACGGCATACTTGGCTGCGTCAAATCTTTAACTCTTTTGTTATACGCATCAAGGTCGGCTTGGAACGCAGCGGACGGAATTGAATTGGGGTCAACATACATACCGGGGCCACCGGCATCGCCACCCTTAGCAAAATGAGCTATACCTCCGATACCATATTGCATAGCTTCTTGTGCGTCTTGGCGCGGGTCGCTACCGGGGTCTGGAGTTTCGTTTACATCGCCGCCTTCAGCGTAACCACGGTAGTTAGGGTCATAATTCTCATAGCCCGGATAAGGATGCGTAGGGGTAAAGTACTGATACTCTTTAGTGCCAAGCTGTTGGCGTTCTTGTTCTGTGGGAAAACTCGCAATGCGCTCGGTAGGATAGTACGGACCTTCGTATGGAGTTTCTTTTTCTTTTGCGGGAGGTTTGTATTCCGGCGGGGTAGCTGCGGCAGAAAGTAAAGGAGAAACAGCGGTAAAGGCAGCACCGGGGTTGTTTTTAATAAACGCCATTGGGTCAGCTTTAACAGCCTGCCATCCAGCAGAAAGAGTAGGACTGTTTCTACTTACACCCCAAGCTGCTTCCATAGGAGTAGCACCAGTAGAAGGGGCAGCAGCAATAGTATTTGCGGTATTATCAATTCCAGTGCGCCATAGGGTATCTGCACCAAACGGAACTTTTGTTGCCACTTCCGGTACCGCGTTTGCTACTTTAGTAGCATTCCAAAATTCTGAAGAACCTACTGCTGGGGCTGCACCAGATGCAGCGGCAGGCGCGGCAGCGGCAGCTTCGCCAAGAGTAGATACTGGGGTTACATTAGATACTATAGGTGTTGCGCCTTGAATTGCTCCACCTAACCCAGCACCACCATATCCACCAAGGCCAGCCATAACACCTTTACCTAAACTACCACTAGCTGCCCAACCCAATGCGCCCACTGCAAGGCCAGCCTGAAGGCTACTTAACCCTAACCCTGCGGGGCCAAGAGCAAAGCCCAAAGCAATCGGCGCAACTGCTTTAAATACATTACCTAAAAAACTTGCTTCGGGAAGCCCAGTATGCGGGTTAATTGTCAGCGAACCACCATGCGCCATAGCCAACTGTTGAAGGCCAGCAACCTCATGCGGCTGCATGTGGACAAGCATAGAGTCACCGTTCCGACCAAGACTAGCCAGACCAGCAGCAATGGGTTTCATGTGGTGTGTTTGGTTCATGGCCGTATTATCCGTTGTTATCTTTGATTTTGCTAGTACTTATGGTATTGCTGATACAAAAGAAAGAGTGGCAATCACTGATGCGGTTGAAGGGCGTGGTGGCGATGTACCTATCGGATAGGCTTCTAGGGTTACTTGAGTGCTACTGGTAGCCCACCAAATCTCAACATAATCATTTGCTGCCAATTGAAGAAAATAATTCCATCCGGTAATCATGTGGCCGAGACCGCTACTGCCGTTTGACTTTACGATAGAAACCAATCCAGTAGAACCGGTAACATCGGTACCATTTTTTTTAAGCCAAACATAAATGTCGTGTTCTGAATTATCAGTATTTTGAAATTGACCAGACCATTGCAAGTTATAGATGCCCGGATACTTCACGGTCATTTTTGAATTAGCAGTAAATGTAAGCGTGGTACTTGAAACTGATTGAGACACGCTAACTGTGTATGTACCAACTCCGCCAGTACCGGTTCCAAAAGCTGTGATTCGGGTATTTGCAGCTACACCACTTCCGGTTACCGTCATGCCTACATAAATTGCGCCTGAAATAACAGCAGTTACAGTTAAAGTTGTACTGCTAGGCCCAATTGAACCCGTCATAGTAGCTATGGTTTGATTAATGTCCATAGCATTAACATAATCAACTTGTTCAAGAATCATCACCGTAGCGGTACTAGCTACGTTTGTTTGCGTTAGATTGCTTTGCCACGCTCCGTATGGGCTAACTACTTTTGAACCGTCCCAATACGCAGAATCTAATTGGTTGAAATACAAGCGAAGCGCGTTGTCGCGCTGTTGTTGCTGGTCTTGGCTGTATGTTGTAGTAGGGATGGGAAGACTCGGCGCCACAAAATTCAACATACCCATTAGCTTCTCCTGCCATCTTCACGTGCATCAATACGCGGAAAGCCCAACTGCCACTGCACACCAGTAGTGTTAGACCCAATGGTGAAGTTCATCTGACGGCCTCGCGCACGGATAAACACTTGGTTGGTGTATTGGTCAAACGTAGCGGTGGCAAGTGCCGTAGTGGTTACGTTTTGTGTAGTGGTTTGGCTTTCTTGGTTTACGCTAGAGCTGGCCGCGCCGGGGAAGTTACGCACCCCAACAGTCATATAGGCCGTTGCATTTGAAGCAGTAGACTCCACAAAGCTAACGTCAGGAATAATCCGGCGCAGCAGCATAAATTGGTTGCCGTCACCAATATCAAAGTCAGCAGACGTAATGTAAGAATCCATTGCCGACACAGTGCCGCCGGGGCCACCAGCATCAATACCATAATCTTGTTGGTACAGCCATCCATCTTGCGCAGCAATTGGGTTAACTACATAGCCGGAGTCAGTCCAGAATGTGCGGCTCAATTCACCAAAATACCAAACTTGTTCTTGGTAGTTAAACACAACATATCTGTTTAAAGTATTGGACGACGCATCTGGGTAGAACCAAATAACTTCATGGAACTCCGCGTTGCCACCGGCAACAATCAAAGAACCTAATGCTTGGTTAACACCCGGATTTTGGTAGACGTACTGACGCAGCGTACATGGCATAGTATCTACACGACCATTGTACATATAGAACTTATCAACACCCATCCAATATACAACGTTGTTGGCCGCTATTACTGTATTCGGCCCCATGATGCTGATGTTATTAGCAAGCTCTTGAATACCAAATATATTGGCATTACCAAGAAACTGAAGTGAATTGATGGTGAAGTCGGTGTAAATGAGGATTTCTTGGCGCGTTCTGTACCCCGTAATAATTTTAGAACCAGCAGCAACCCGAATATCCCCAGCAGTGTTTGTGGCAGTGGGTAGCCATTCTTGAGGTTGCGGGCCGGTAACTGGGTCTACATTGGACCACCTAATAAGCAGGGGGTCATAAGTACCGTTCAAGTCAGTACAACCCAATGCAAGCAGGTGGCCTGTGGGGGCAAACAAAATTTGCCCGACCTGACTAGGTACATAACTAGCTCCAGTTGCTTGGTCTAATCTACCGGCGCGGCTTCCAAATGATGAATCATACGGCCAGTAAAAGATGTTTGTGCCAGAAGAATTATATAATGACTGACCAGTAGCATTCTGAATATTAAAGTACAAATTATCTAAGTACCGGTCTGCAAACACCAATCTAGACTGTGAAACAAACCCCGGTGCGCTAGTAATAGCGGTAGAACTAACGGTTTGATAAACGCTGACAAGATACGTACCCGCCCCACCGGTACCCGTCAAAAACGCAGATATATAAGTACCAGAAAGAATAGATGTTCCGGTCATAGTAAGTGTTGTGCTTGTAACCGACTGCGAAGTATTGACCGTATATGTTCCTGTGCTGCCTGTACCAGATACATAAGCAGTAATTTTTGTACCCGCAGTAACACTTGTGCCGGTTATTGTCTGGCCCACTTGAACAACGCCAGATGCAACACTTGTTACGGTAAGCGTAGTGCTGCTAATTGAACCCGTAACAATTGCACCGCCTGAACCGTTTATAAATGACCCAATACCAAGCGTGCTTGAACCGGTTAAAACAGAAGTAATGGTAAGGGTATTCCCAGAAATAGACCCAACACCATTGAAAGTACTAAGGCTAGACTTACCCCAAGCACTTACACCCCAGCCCCCAGCGCCCCAACCGTAACCAACAGTATTAGTTACCGCACCAACGTGAATTTGGAATGTGGCAGTAACTCCAGAGCCAACCGAACCTGTGGCGTTAGCATTAGTACTGGCGGTAATAGTAAACGTATTAACTGTTGGAACAGATACAATTTGGTATTCTTTATTAAAATCAATGTTGTTAAGCGTACCTGTACCAGTGAATGTAACAAAATCGCCTGCATTAGCGCCGTGATTACTAATGGTTACAGTTACCGTTGGTGAGCCGCTTGTTGTGGCAAAAAGAGATGATAGCGAAGTAAATGTGGCTCGAATGGGTGTTATGTCATGAAGCGTGGCGCCGCCAGTATTAACCGCTACGTATTCTTTGGTGTTTGTGGCAATAGCCAGAAGGGAGGTACCAGTTGTAGTTTCATAAGGAAGAATATATCTACAGTCACCGTTATATTGGTTTGTAGAAAATACTGTCCAGCCGCCCATCTTCTCCGGAAAACCAGACCGGAACCGAATAAGGTTGCAGTCATACCAACCACCCTCAGAAGCGTAGTTAGTTTGGTCACGATTAATGCCCGGTTTGAAGACAAGTTTGGATAGGGTTTGCGCCATTACTTAACCTCTTTACCGGCACGTAAGTCAGCTAACGTCAATCCACCAGTGTATTGGAAGTGCGCTAGTTCTTTAAATCTGGTCCACTCGCCCGCCCATTCCAGCCCAGCCAGCTTGCCGTAGTTGCCAATCTTTGCCCAGATAGGGTGAGTGCCATCCCAGTCAGGCTTACCATTCACCAGCGGTACAACATCTACAGCACACCGGTAATTATGAAAAGACTGACCACCTTTGGCGTTAGTAACAACCCTGCCCGGTTCGGTTCTACCCTGAGCATATAGCGCGTTTTGGCTTTCATTATCCCGATACGTTGATGTAACAAGAAGCTCGATACCGTCACCCTTACAGAGCGCAACAAACTTCTTAACCTTCTCCTTAACTACAGGTAGCAGGTCATCAATGCTTCTGGACGCAATCATTTAGCTTTCCGCGAGTAGAACAGAGTGCGGTCACCAAACAAGTAGAACCCGATGGCGGCGGCGAAGTTATCAACGGCAGGATTGGAGATGTTAGACATAGTCATGTACGCCCAAGTCCCGAGCACAAGAATTGCTACAGACGGACGCATCAGACGGACAACTGCCTCGACCCACGGATAGGAAGCGTTAGCGCCACCAGCATCATTCATTGCCTTGAACATCTCAAGGTCGATTTCCTTCATCTTGGCATACTGTTCAATTGTTGCGGGTTTAAACTGGTCTGGCGCAATAAACTTACTAATAAGCGACTTACCAAGGTCTACAGCAAGCGGGCCTAGCGAAGCAAGAATCGTAATCGGGTCCATGTCTGCTCCTTAACGAATGATAGTTATGCAACCGTAAAGGGGGTTGAGTGGGCTACTAGCGTCGTTATCAAAACTAATACCAACAGTATATGCGGTTGGAGTTCCTGCGATAGTAGCAATTACTGAGCTACTAAAACTTAAAGTTGCGGGAGACCCCATACCAGATAAACAGTAATTAGCATCTGGCATAGCGGTGGAGAAATTAATGTAGAACTTACCTGCTGTATTGCCGTAAGTAACCGAACCCACATTACCGCTGCCACGAATATTTCGGCGAAGAAGCGTGATACTTCCAGATGTACTTAAAGACGTACCTGCGGTATATGTAAATTTATTAGTTGGGTCTACGGAGTCTAAAGCAGCAACAGTGTATATACCATCTACTGCTGTACCAGAAGTCGCGTCTGCATAAATGACATTACCCGCAATAAGTCCATGCCCAGTGATTGTTACTGTAACGGTTGTGCCGGATTGAGTGTAAGTGCCAGATACGTTTGCAGCGGTTCCACCATCGAAGTTAACCCAAGCGCGGGGCAAAAAGGACGGTAATAAAGTAGAACCGGATGGCACAACTGAAGTGAAATTACCACTAGAGTCAACAGAAAGTTTAGTGGCAGTGTTGTAAAGGCTTGAAACACTAGCAACCCAAAGCGGTGGGCGGTTTGCACCTTGGCTACTTAGGATATAGCCAGAAGTTCCGGGGCTTTCTGCGTCGTCGTACAGTTGACTGTTTAGATATGCGATGTTGGCTTTGTAAACAACAGCAGCGCCCGTGCCAGAACCAGAAGCAATAGTTACAGTAAACGTAGTTGGCGAAGGGGATTCACTACCAATAGTAGCAACTGTGTAAGTGCCATCTGATGGGGCCGTGCCAGTACTAAGAGTCCAAACAATATTTACAGAATCTCCAACAGACAGTCCATGCCCACCGGTCTTTGTAATGGTTGCGGTTGTGCTGGCAATTGAATAAGTACACCCGGTTAACGTGGTTTCCGCTGCGCCAATATTGGTGTTGTTATTAAATGTAGAAGCGCCAGTAACAGTCAATGTCCCAGAAACGGAAACATTTCCAGAAAAAGAACCCGCATTAACCCATTGTGGCGGTGCGCCAGTACCTTGGCTTGTAAGCACGTAACCAGACGTACCAACTGAACCAAACGAAGACAGCGGCGTTTGTAGAGTTGTGGTGTTGTTGTATTTAGTTACGCTAGTGACTGAACCACCAGAAGAACCGGCAGAACTATAGTTACAAGTAAACGCTGTTACATTTGGCGAAGTGCCAGTAACCGAGGCAATAGTATAAATACCAGACGGTACGCTACCGCTACTAGTGACAACATAAACAACATCAGCAGCAGCTAAAGAGTACCCAGTACCCAGCACAGTAAAAGAAGTACCTGCTACTGTTGTATAAGTCGCGCTGTTGGTGTTAACAGTAGTAGAGCCAACGCTTAAATTTCCACTTAATGTAGCAGTACCACCCACAGAAAGCGCGCCAGCAAACGAACCACTGCCGCCAAAGTGTGCACCGTCTGTAGTGGCAATTGAAGAAAAATAATCACTAGTAGTAATAACATCTGTGCCGTTGGCGTAAAGCACCATAGTTTTGTCGTACGGGACGGGAGTGCCTGTGCTAGAACCAATTTTTACTACAAGTGAAAAATAAACAGTAACTGCCGGGGTTCCGGTAATGGTTCCGCCAACAGGGTCAGTAATAGTAAATGCTGTCAAACTTGTGACAGTGACAGAATAAACACCCGCAGTAGCGGTACCACCAGTACCTGCAACAAACGACAGCGTAACCACATCCCCAGTAGACAAACCATGTGCGCCAGATGTTGTTACGGTTACAGTATTTACAGACCGACCATAAGTACCGGAGGCGGTGGACGTAACCCCGTTTTTTACGATGTATGATTTTTGAATCGCCGGAACAACAAGTGACAGCGCTGCGGTATAGGAGCCAGAGCAGTTTAAATACAAAGAACGGAAGTTTTGGTTTATAGCGGCTGTGCTGTCATATTGAAGTGTCGTGGTTGCAGAAGAACAAGTCACATCGGACTTACCACCAATAGCCTGCTCAATTCCAAGATACGTAGTTGTCCCAGAAGTGGCACCCATATTGTTGTTGACAATGTCGCCCCATGTATTAGATTCGGTACCATTGTCCGGGAGCTGCAGCTTGTAGTTTGAAAAACTGTATGTCATTTTTGTTTCCTCTGGGAATGCTTTAGTTTAACGGCATGCTTGTTTTTGTTCAAGAAATTTGATTGCTTATGATATTTCTGTCCAATTTGCAGTTTGTGTATCTATAACCGGTGTCCAAGTGTTAGTTTGAGAGTCCTGCGCTGGCGTCCAGTTTGGTGTTTGGCTATCAGGCACCAGACCCCAAATTGAAACATAGCCAATAAACCCAGTTGCTTGTACTCCAATTACATAAATGTTCGCTGAAGCGATAACTGATATGTTGCCAAGCGTGGCAGTTGCTTGCAATCCGGTTACAAGCGCATTTGCCCCAGCGCCTTCAATAACAGAAACAGAGCCAACCTCTCCAATAGCAGGGTCACCATAAACATTTACTGCTTTTGATATTGATGCGGTAACGCTATCAACTTGGCCGGTGCCTTGAACTCCTGTGACGTTTACAGAGACGCTAGTGCCTTGAATAATTGTTACAGTGCCAATTTCTCCATTAGCAGACACGCCTGTAACTGAAACTTGTTGTGGTATTGATGCGGTAGCGCTACCAACCTGTCCTGTGCCGGATACGCCTGTAACAGTAAATGTAGAATTTACTACAAAATTTACTGTGCCAACTTGCCCAGTGCCTTGAACCCCAGTTGGAAAGACGTTTATAGCACCAAGAGTTTGTACTGTTACAACGCCAACTTGCCCAGCGCCTTGGACTCCTGTAACGCTGACAACGGCTTTACCAACAATGCTTACAGACCCAACTTGTCCGGTTCCGGATACGCCTGTAACAGAGATAGATTCGCTTTGATTAGTTGTTACAGACCCAACTTGTCCGGTGCCGGATACGCCTGTAACAGAGACAGATATACCTTGAGTAGTTGTTACATCACCAACTTGGCCAGTGCCTTGAACTCCTATGACGTTTACAGAGACGCCAGTGCCTTGAGTAGTTGTTACAGTGCCAACTTCTCCATTAGCAGACACGCCTGTAACGGGCACATAAAGAGTAATCGTAACAGAGCCAACATTTCCAGTAGCAGATACGCCGGTTACAGTTGTTGAAGAAGGAAGGGCAACTTGGATTACTACGGAGTAGGAGATTATTAACGCGCCAGCTCCACCATCCTGACCGCTGCTACTGCCATAAGAACCGCCAGAACCCCCGCCATAAGCACCGCCATTGCCACCGGGATTTCCGCCACCGCCACCGCCGCCCGGTCCTGCACTACCCCCAGCAGTAATTATGTAGCTAGAACCAGCACCGCCAGCACCACCGACAGCCGGACTAACACCACCACCGCCGCCACCGCCACCGCCGCCGTTTGTGCCCGCTGTACCGTTATTTCCCGAAGTGCCACCGGCACCGCCATAAGAACCGCCCCCATCACCACCAGTTCCGCCAGAGCCATCTCCACCCAATGCCCCGTTAATACCACCACCACCACCGCCGCCACCGCCGGTGTTAGTGCCACCAGCACCGCCTACGCTTGACTCGCTACCGGCAGAGCCGCCACCACCGCCGCTCGGCGCCCCACTACCACCCGAATTGCCGCCAGCACCGCCGGAATTTTTAACGCTACCAACACCAGACGCAGAAGCGCCACCAGAAGCCCCGTTGTTGTTACTACCAGAAGAACCAGAACCACCTTTGGCCAAAGTGCCATTCGTTGGCAAGGTTGGAGCTACCGCTGATGCTTTGTTTAACCAAGTATCCCCACCGGCGCCGCCAGCAGTACTGTAACTTGACGCTCCAATCCCTCCAGCACCGATTTGAATGTCGTATTGTGTATTTGCTACAAGACCAATAGCAGAAACAGACGAGAACGCGCCGCCACCGCCACCGCCACTACCGGTGAGTGAGAAATTAGCTCTTCTGCCAGCACCGCCGCCGCCGCCTATGGCGCGGATAACACTAGAACTATCATACCAATCAGAAGGCGTTGTCCACTTTGTTCCAGAAGTTACTAAAATAGTTTTATTAGTACCACAATACCCAGTGGCCGAAACCCCAGTGACAAAAGCTGCAACACCAACTGTATAAGTAATAATAATGGCGCCAGCGCCACCGTTACCACCAGAGGTAAGGTTAGCCCCGCCACCGCCGCCACCATAATCATTGCCATTGCCACCGTTATTGCCACCAGAAGAGCCACCACCACCGCCCCCACCAGCACCGACTGTACCACCAGCAGTTATGGTGTATTCACTACCAGCACCACCCGCTGCACCATCACCGGTAGTAGAAGAGCCACCACCACCGCCGCCGCCGTTTGTACCAGCAGTACCATTACCGCCTGAAGCACCGCCCGCACCACCCGCTGCGCCAGAGTAAGTTAAACCGCCATTACCACCAGTAGTAGACGTGCCCGCTGCACCGGCTCCACCAACACCGCCACCTCCGCCACCGCCTGTAGAACCTGCACCGCCAGCACCGCCGACACCTAAACTGCTACCAGCAGAACCGCCACCGCCACACCCCCCAGTAGCTCCGCTACCGCCAGCACCGCCAGAATTTTTGACACTACCAACACCAGACGCAGAAGCACCGCCGGAGGCTCCAGTATTAGAACTGCTTGAACTGGGACTACCGCCCTTGGCTAAAGCTCCATTTGTGCTTGATGCGGGAGCGGAGTTAGCAGCTTTATTTAGCCATGTGTCTCCACCAGCCGTTCCATTAGCACCAGTGCCCCCGGCGGCCCCGCCAGAACCGATGTTTATGTATACGGTTGCACCGGGAGTAAGGCCAATAGCTGATACGGAAGAATATGCACCGCCACCAGCACCACCTGAAGCGCTAGTCGTACTGCTACGGCACGCGCCGCCGCCACCGCCACCGATGACACGAATGGTGGACCCTGTGTCAGACCAATCGCTAGGGACCGTCCATGTGGTCCCACTAGTCAGAATGATTGTCTTAGTAGCCATTTACCCTCCCATTGCAGGAGTTTGGCTATCTATATTTCCTTGTACGATTGTTTCTTCAATCGTGGGTTCAGCAGGCAGGATAAGTTCAAGCTCCAGACGGCAACCATCTGGAGCAGGGTCAAAGTCGGGGTTGGCAACAATTCTGTTAATAACCAACCCCGTTGCATTGTCGATGACAAGGCAATTAGGCATACACCACCTATTAAGCAATACGGATGATTGCGTTGGTAGCGTCAGCAGTCGGGAAAACAATGGTGAAGTCACCAGCCGACGAAGACTTGTCACTACCAAAATCCAGAATACAGACTGAGCGGTTAGCATTGGTGCTGTTGTAAATCATTGCCCCGCGAGCAGTAATGGTCGAGCTGGCCCAAGTGGTGTCATTAAAGTCGGTGAACGCAGTAGTACCCGAGGTGGTCGGGGTTATGTTAACCAGAGTGTTACCACCAGCCGTATAGTTAGTACCTGTGACTTCGTTGGTAGTGGTATAGACGGTAGTTGCAGCAGTGAACGACGCGCTGCTGGTGTACAGAGCAATCTTGAAGGTGTTACCTGTCGAAGCGGTGAAGTTGTGCAGAGCTTGCATCAACTCGGACTTGAACGAAGTACACATAAAGTTACCGGTAAAAGCCATTTCTAACTCCTAATCATTAAGAATGGCAACAAGTTCGGGGTGTCCCGCTTCCTTGAGCCTGTTTGCAATAGTAGTGTTATGAGACACTACCGCTTGTTTCATATATGACAATACAACAGAATGAATGTGACGCTTAAACGATTCTGCTTGCTCCCGAATAACTGGGTGGCTCTGTTGTCCTACATAAATAATTTTATCAACTGCTAGGTCCGTCAATTCTTCGGGAGTCATACCCCGATTGTTAGTTGTAACCACGCTAACATTACCAAGCAAAACCGGAGTTTCGTAGGAAACCATTTATTACCTCACAGGATAACGAACTTGACCACTACGATAAGCGTCTTGCCTATCCTTAGCATCACCCAACTGCTTCAACAAATCCATAGCTTCATCATAACGCTTCTGGTATGCGGCATAAACATCTGCTTCACCCTTCATGTAGGTGTAGGCTTCCAATAAAGCGCCATAAAGAAGCACGGAATCAAAGTTGTCACCAATCCAAGTATTTACAGCGGTAACAATAGATTCAGGATAATAAAAATAATGCAATTCGGCTACATAATTTTGGTCTGGAGTTGGGCCTAAGATAAAAGTATTTTGGTCAAACACTGCGTAGTATTCAGGAACGGCTTTATAACTTGATGACGGATACGCCGCACGGATAAAGTTCACGTCTTTATTTAGAAGGTATTGATACTCGCCACTATTTACAACAGCTAAAGAGAACGTAGCCAGCCAATCACTAGGTATTGAAAGGTACTGATTGTCGCTGCTCACGTTGCCCGTGACATTCTTCCGAATTGCAGGAATCTGAACGCTGTTGTATATGCGTTGCTCTGCTTCATCAATAAACGTATTGATGTCAGTCGTGGTGAACTGATTCTCGGTGTAGCTCTGAATTTCAGCAACAAGCTGCGTATAGTTCATGATTAAGCCATCGGGCCACGAGCCTTAGTACCCTTGGTAGCGGCGCCACAACCACGGATTTCAATGCCAGAAGTTTTGGGGCCGGGTGCGGCGTTACGGTTGATGTTGCCAACCGTCATGTTGATTTCATTAGCTTCGCTACCGGTACGGGTGCTGTACCCACTATTGCTAATATCAACGCCCGGGGTGCCAGTCATAGTGTGCGGTTGAGCGTAGACTTCGGCAGAGCCGACTTCCTTGCCACCTTTCTTCATACTGAACTTAGCCATGTTAGCGCCCCCGCGAGGAAGTACGTTGGTTCATAACCTTAGCCATGCCACGACCATACTTCTTCATATCGAGATTAGTCTTGCCACCCTTCTTAAAACCCTTAGCGTGCATACGCTTTTCGTGGGCCTTAACTTCGGTGTCCGCGATTTGCTTAACTTCTTTCTTATCCATGATTATTCCTTAAGTTGTGCTTACTGAAACCTCGCCCACTTGCCCTTGAGCTACTAAGTCATTTGGGGTAAGCCCGGCATCATCTCCTCTTGCCCCACCAACAGGGTTCCACCCCCACTGAAAAATTCTACTGCCTTGACCCGAAGTTCCGGTATCACCGCTGTTTGTAAGCTGCAGACCTGTAGTACCTGACTGGTAGTATGATACATCGGGCCGTGGATTACGTACTGCTTGCGGGTCGTTAACCGGATACAAACCTAAAGACAACTGCGGTTGGTCAGGTTCCCAACAAGTGGGACATACTAGTATATTAATGTTTTTGGTCTTAATAACCAAGCGTTTTAACTGTTTGAGCTTATACCTAAATCCACAACGGTCACACTCCGAAATTGCATTTTTGCCGGATGAAAACTTAGAGGACATTACCAGCCCCCGCCACCAACATACCCAATACGCGGAGCTAGGCGGAAAGATGCTTTTTCCCGGTCTTCATCTGCAGCTAATTGGAACTGCTGCTCATAGTCGGCTTTTAATTCAGCACGTCTACCGGGGTCTACATTAGGCAGCTTCATGGAAAGATAATAAGCAAGACCCGCAACCATGCAGGGCAAGAAACGGAACGGAATATCTTGTGTAGCAGTGCCGCCGGTACCGGCGTCTTGAATACGGCGCAAGCGCCAATATACAAAGGTGTATGTATTATCTACGTTAGCCGTAGGCCAGACATTAATCTTAGGGGCGTTAACACCAGTAGTTGGATACGTAGCACCAGATTGGCGATTTATCCAGACCTGAATCGGTCGGCCTTGAGCGTTCTTATTCGGGATTGTCGAATAGGTTGATTCTGAGATTCGGGTGATATTGATGTCGATTTGGTTCTGGCCGGTGCCAGTCCGGACCACGTGGTCGAGCAAATCAATAGTATCAACAGGCAAGGAGTATACAATCTGTCCTTGAATAAGGGCGATACTTCCCTGCTCAATAGTCCAAAGATTAATGCCGCGATTAGCCCACTCAATAGTAAGCAGATTAAGGCTACGCCGAGCAGTTCGTAAATCATAACCAGTTCTTAGTTCCGCGCCACAACGCTCAAAAGCTTCTTCAACAAGCTCATTGAGGTTTAAATTAAAGTCTGTGGTGCCGGAAGTAGTCATCTATATCTCGAAGTTTTCTTTGCGACAGTTTTAGGCTGTGCTACAAATTGCTTTCCTGCTCTTTTTCCTGCTCTCTTCGCTCTAGTCGTTGCAGCATATTCTGACGGAGATAACGACTTAATCGCCGCTTCCGGGAGATATCGCTCTCCGGTTGCTTTCGGTCCTTGCGTTGACGGCTTACCACTTTTAGTTCTCCACTTCTGCTCCGTCCAAGCCTTAAGGCTTTGCTGGGGCTTCTTCACTTCATCTTCTTCAAAGTCTGGGCTAGACGTGCACGTTGACCCATTTTACCGGGAGCCTTAGCAGCCTTAGCCAATTTACCAGCCGGAATCTTTTCGCCTTCTTTAACCCCAAGCGACTTCTTCAAAGCACCCGGCTTCTTGATTGCTTCCTGAATCCACTTCTTAGTCACGGTAGCCTCCACCTTTTTTCTTATACTGCAGTGCCAGCATTTGTGCCTTGCGGGCGGACCATTGACCCGGAGCACCACCCTTACCACCGCCTTTGATGCTGTTGAATAAGGACTTGCGCATGCCGGGTTTGGTGTAGTTACCTGCTTCATTGACCTTGCTCAGGCCACCTTTTTTGTATTGAGTAACTTCATTGGGGTTGTCTTTACGACGAACGGTCTTAGCCTTCGGCATTTTTGAAGGATTAATACAGCCCATACCCCGACTAGCTCTCATACAATTTTTCCTCGGGTTTTGCCTTTAACACAGCATCCGTCAGCACGTTTGGAAGCAGAACCAATCATGCCGCCCTTGGCTTTCTTAACGGGCTTGGTAACTTCCGGGGGGCCAGTCAAATCACCCAAACCTTCAGCACCAAAATCTTTCATTGGCTTCTTTGGAGCCATAGAAGCATCCAGGCGCTTGCGAATTTCTTCATCGTTAAGTTTGCGACGCGATACCTCTTGCCCGCTTTTATCAAGCGTCACGTCTTCCATGTCAATCCGATTCATCGTTGGCATGACTAGCTCCTTAGCACTTACCGCCGCGCTTCATACCCTTAGCGCCGCTTTGAATACCAACGTTTGGACCCGAATCACCAAGATTACGGCCCTTGGTCTTGCCTTTAACAGCAACACCATCTGCACGCTTAGAGGCCGAACCAACCGAGCCACCCTTAGCCATCTTCTTGCAGGCGCCGCCCTTCTTCATGCCCATCTCGGTCTCTTCGTGCTTGACCATCGACTTCGGGGCACCCTTAGCCTTCATAAAGGCCACTTCCTTCTTAACCATCTTCTTCGATTCAGCCATTTCACCACCTCGTTTAAATTGTTTGCCTTTATCGGCTTTGTTAAATTCCTCCCCCACACTTTGAGGGATACCGACCTTTTTGGCAAACTTTGGGTTATGAGCCACCGCTGCCATAAAGTTGTGCTGCTTCTTACTTACGCTTGGCATTTTGAATCCAGTCTTGCACGGTCTTGGTTTCGTAGATGCGGATGACCGACCAGACAATCGAGAATACTGCTGCAATCGCCGGTAATGCATTCATAAGTGTTCCAACTACAGTAACCACAGACGCCGCATCAACTGCCTGTTTAATGGTTTCGTGATGTTCTGTCATGTTAACAATTCCATGCCCGCAGGCTTTTGTTGATACGCGAGTTAGGGTCATTAGCAGTCTTAGCGCTAGTAAGTTTTTTCTTCATACCGGACATACGGGCACAAAAAGATTTCTTACGCGAGCCACCTTCAGGCTGCGGAGCTTTCAGCCCCGGCTTACCCGGATTAGCAGCGTTATAAGAAGCACGACCCTTGGCATTTAAACCGCCCTTGGGGTTTTTGCCTTCTTTACGTTGCCATGCCGGGGTCTTAGCCATCATCAATCCTATTTAAGACATCGCTTCTGCACAAATTACGTTAGTACTTAAATTAGCAAATGCACTGGCGGGAGTTGTAATAGCCACCGTCAAAACATCAGGCAAGTTGCCTTTAATACTAGTAAGTACTGGGAAAAAGTTTGACAAATCAAGCTGCTGCAGGCCACCAACAGGAGATAGCGGGAATGCGTACACAACCTCACCGCCAGCCATAGACGTAGCTTGCACGTCACGTTCAGCAAATGAGTTATACGAACCCAAACCAGACAATGCTTGGAAGTTTGCGCCTGTTAATGCAACTTCAGCAGTCGGTGTAGAAGCAATTAATTCGACAATACAGGTTTTGTCCGATGAAATTAACATCGTCTGTGGCAACAACTGCCCACGGTCAATCAACCCAATTGAATAGTTTCCTGTAGGAGCATTAGGCATTGCTGCGCCTGTTACTATGTCTTGGAATGTAACTACCGTGGTTGTGTTTGCACTAATACGAGCTGTGTAAACAGCATTAACTGAACCAATAGTAATCGTACCGATTTGAGCGGCCGTAACCCCGTAACCAAGATTAATAATGGCTGTAGTAACAGTTGGTACAGAAAAAACTGGAAAAATACCATTAGCGGCTACGGTTCCAGTAGTTGTAAATCCAGACAAAGTTAAAATATCACCGGCTTGTGACGCGGTTGTAGACGGGCCGCTTGCTTTTAAATTGTGTGCTGCTGTAAATACCAGACGTATCGCCGCTCCGGCGCCTGTGATTGTTGCAGATGCTTGAGTTTGTGAAATTGATACAGTGTATTGGCCCACACCGCCCGGAACGCCATTAATTTGACCGGTAATGATGGTGTTTGCAGTGATGGTCCCACTAGAGGTCAACGTCATACCAACATAAAACGTGTTGGTTACTACACCACTAATAGTTAAAGTAGTGCCGTTAATTACCCCAGTAGCTGACGCATTTGATACCACCGCAGCACTAGCAAGATTACCTGAGCCGCCGGGGACCGCGTTGTAATAAATTTGACGACCAACATAAGCACCGGCAGTCATGCTTGCACCAGTGGTTGTCAATGTCGTTGTAGTACCAGCAGAGAATGCGTTGTTAGCTGCGGCAGACGGAACGCCAGCACCGTTATAGTTGTACGACTGGTCTTGTGAAACTTGCCCCATTGGCCGCATACGGAACGACATTAATGGGAAACGAACTACAGGATACGCGTTTGCCCCAGTGCCACCAATTAGCCGTGTAGGTGCGGCAGGTGACATACCATACGCATAAGTAAAACCGCGCTGCTTATCAATCCCACCTTCAATCAACACCGATACACCATAGTGCGTCATTGAATTAGTCGCGGAACTTGATGTATTACGTTGTTCGTAACGTACTGGCAGGTTACCTGTACGGCTCCAAGGTTTAATCTGTGCAGCGCCTGTGTATGAAGAGTTACCTGTACCAATTTGATGAACAATCCAAGGCTCACCATTTAGCACAATACCCCAACGAAGCGCACCAGCACCATACCAAGCGTACTCCATCCATATCATTTGGACTTTAGTCCAATCAATAGCTTTAATAAGCGTCTGGTTGCCGTTCCAGCTATCCAACGGGAAAACTGTATCCGTGGGCATACCGCCAGAATCAGAACGCACAACAACGCTCATACCATAAGGGTTATTAGTAGTTGCGGCCCCTTGCTGGAAGAAAATACCATTAGCGTCGTCAAAAATACCGGCACGTTGGAATTGTCCAGTAACGGCTGTACCAAAGTTGACGTTAGACGCCATATACATGGTTTTGCCGGGCTGATACCGATGGTATGGGCGGGATTGACGAACAGTAATGTCACCTGAAGTAACACCATCCCCAATAGTCATTGTTACGCCACCTAAACCGGGGCTTTGAACAATAGATGCAGAACCAGAAGCATTGTTAATAAAGTTTTCCCAACGCAAAGGCTGACTGCCGTATTCAAAGTCAGCATCATAAATATTTTGCGATTGGCTAATCTTCAGCTTACCAACAACGTCACGCAGTCTTTGGGGCGCCATTGTTTGAGCAGCGCCATCAATACCAAACCAAGGTGTTGACGGGGTTTGTGTCCCCATAGTCCCCGAGGTATTAGTATTAGTAAAAAAATTTAATAAGTTCCATCCACCAGACATGACGTACTCCTATTAGGCTGCAACGCCATCAATCATAGCAAAGTTAATCACCGGAGTATCAGAAGTGGTTCCGCCCGTGGTGTAGAAAGTAACGGTGAAGCTACCAGCAGACACGGCAGTAACAAGCAAAACGTACAAATTGGTACCGGATGCTTGGTTCAAAATAATTACGTCGTTAGCACCAACAGTGCTATTGGTGACGGTAAAGCTGGCGGCAGTGGCAGAACCAGCGGCGGTAAACATGGTAATAGCACCACAACGCTTGTTAAGCGTCACGCCAGTAGTACGGCTTGTGCCTTGAGTTACAGCACCACCCGCGCCGGTTGCATAACCAACACCACCGGTACCCGTAGAAGTGATAGCACCAGTAGCGGTCAGGGTGGTGACGGAAGTTGCAGCGCCAAGGGTAGCGGTGGTGGTGACTGCGCCGGTGGTCGAGTCAACCGAAATAGTTTGGAAGCCGTTCTGCGAGCGAACTGCCCCCGAAAAGGTGGTATTAGCCATTTAAATCTCCGTGTTGTAGCACTAAGCCAAACCATCTCTACAAAGTCTGCTAGGTCAGTTGGTTTGGCCGATTTCCTAGGTGAGTGTTTTATACCATCATCTAGAAAAAAATACAACACAAAAAGAAAAGGCCCCGAAGGGCCTTTAATTACTTCTTCCAGAACGCCATCAGCTTGCAATTATCTTCAATCGACTTTTCAGTCTTAATCCAAGCTTCAATCATCTGGTCGTGGGCCTTGTGGGCCATTTCACGATACGACTTCGACAGCGAAGTAAATACGGCGACAAAATCAAAATTCATAGGTTTCTCCTAAAGGTTAAATGCTGCAGTGCAATAATACACCGTTCGGGAAATTACGCAAATAAAAAGGGGGCCGAAGCCCCCTTCATTCCCGTTCGGGAAATTACTACTTAAGCACCGGGCGAACCGTACATGCCGAGCGGGTCCGACCAACCGAACGAATAACGCTCACGGGCCTTGTAACGGACGTTGCCGGTATCAAAGTCGCCGTCCATCGAGGTAGCCAGCGGGGTACGTTCAAAATGCTTCATACCATTCGGCACATCGGTGGTGAGGAACCAAGCGTTGGTATCGGTCAGGAAGTGGTTAATTGCGTAACCTTCCGGAATCGAGCCGTTGTTCTTCAGTGCGTTGATGTCGTTATCGGCAGTCGAAACACGCAGTTCGGTTTCAAGCAGACGGGTTGCAACGAACATCAGAGCAGGCGGAACAATCAGCTTGCGCGGCTTGGCGGCAATCAGCAGACCACGTTCATCGGTCCACGCAGCGATTTGAATCACAGCGTTTTCCAACGAGGTTTCGTTCAGGTCAGCGGCGGTTGCCGGGGTGTTGCTGTTGGTACCGCCAGAAATCAACGGGTGCGAGGTCGAGAACAGCGAGACGCCGTCGCCACCAACATAACCCGAGTTAAAGCCGTTGTTCAGAACGTTAGCGGCCTTGACTTGCTTGGTGTAAGCCATACCACGAGCCAGAGCCTTGGTGTAACGAGCCGACAGCGAGTCGTAGAGGTTGTCCTCAACAGCTTCTTCAGTCAGCGAGAAACCCAAAGCGATGGTTTCGTGATTGTAGCGTGCAGTCCAAGCTTCTTGCGCATTGTCATAACGAACCGAACTGCCTTCGTTCTTGACCGGTGCTGCGCTAAAGCCCGACAGCTTGGTTTCTTCTTCAAAGCTACGTTCCGAAGATTCGGTTTCGTAGATTTCCTTGTGTTCCTCGCCGTAGCGAGCATATTCCAAACCGAACAGCGCATTAAGGCCGGGCAGGAGTTCTTTGAGTAGCTGGGCACGAGAAATTGCCATGATTTAGTCTCCTTAGTTGGCGCCAGTGGTGTTGAAATAGCTATGGAAGCTGCCGTTCCAAGCAACCAAAACTTCGGGATAACCAACAAACGACAGAGCCGAGCCAGAAGCCAGAGTAACTGCAGCGTTCATGGTCAAAGTGGTCGTAGACACGTTAATGACGGTTGCGTAGTTGCCAGCCAGAGTGCCGGTGCCGGTCGGGCAAATCAACTGCATACCCGGGGTCAGGCCAGTAACAGCAGCAGTCAGGGTCACAGTTGCCGACGAGCCTGAAGTGCTACCGGTACCGGTCAGGGTATAAGCGGTGTCAGAAACAACACCAACCATGCGCCACGGCAAAACCGTGGTAGCGGGGGCACCAGCACCCGAAGTCCCTGAACTAACTACAGGGCCCGAAACCGAGAACGCAGAATTACCAGTAGTCGTGCTACCGGTAACGCCGCCACCACCACCAATTTGGTACAGGTTGGTACCAACGTAGGCCGGGTTCAGGTAGCCAACGGTGGTGCTGCTGTTAGCCAGCGAAGTGCCTTGAACAGTAACCACAGCCTTCATCAGAGCGCGGGGGTCATCAACAACGATAGCTTCAATGTCGTTGGCAGCGGTGCTTGCGGGGTAATACTGAGAAAACAGCTTTTGGCCGGTGGACGGGCTGGTATACGAACAACCCAAGAAAATACCAATCGTGCCAGCAATAGCAGCGGTGGGGCTGCTTGTGGGGTTGTAAGACGAACGAACAACAGTACCACCAGAAAGTTGAACTACGTCACCGTAGAAGAGGTTTTGAGCATAAGCGTTTGCAATCGGTAGCTTGCGGGTAGCGCCAGAGTACGGCAACCCATCAAGACGATTGACTGGCTTAAACCCATACGGGGCAGAAACAGTCGGATATGCCATGATTATGGTCCTTTAAAGATTATTTACCTTTTCCAAACGTAGTAGTGGACTTACGTTCTTTGAATAAAGGCATGCGAGCATCACTTTCCTTCATCAAACTATTATCCACTGCGTCAGTCTGGGCTTGTGCTTGTGCCGTGTAATACGCATTTCGTTGATTAACAAACTCTTGCGGTGTCTTACACAGCAGCAGACCGCCAATTTCAATCGAATCAGAGAAACGACTGTTGGGGTCCACATAAAACTGCATTTCGGGGTGGTCCGCCAGTTTGACCGGCTCCCATCCTTCACGCACTTTAGAAGAAACATTACGTGCGTCCGATTGACCTACCATGCTTGTACGAATCCAACGATACGACCAACCTGCTTGCGGCTTAACTTCCGGCAGCAGTTCAGGCGGCTTCCACGCTTCTGGGCGCTTAAAAGTTTCAGTAGATTCAAGTTCACGTGCGAGTCGATTTTCAGCCATTTCTGTTCTCCTTAATCAGTTCACGAGCATATTGCTCCGGGGTAATACCAAGTTTTTTGGCAAGACTTACTTGCGTCTTGGTCAGCACTACTTTCTTAGGCGCCGTGCTACGCGTTGCCGGTGCAACTACTGTGGCTGGTTTTGCGCGAGGTTGAGTTTTAGTCTCTTCCTGCGAATCATCCCATTTAAATTCTGGGAATCTTTTGCGCATCGTATCGTCGATACGACGGTAGTAGTCGTCAGACCTAGGGTCTACGCCATTCTTGACCAGCTTCTCATGCAGCCCCAAAGCCAAGCTGGTCATTTCCTCGTCACTCCCGAACCAAGAATTACGCTCTTGCCACGTAACTGCTTTATAGTCCGGTTGAGGAACTTGGGGCCGTTGTGGTTGTGTATTTACATCATTAGTATCAGGTTGTAAAGCCTTTTCTTCATATTGCGGGCGATAATTTTCTACCTGCTGAGAAGTTAGCTGTGCTTTAGTTAAACGCTCTTGTGCTGCAAGCAATTTATCTGTGTCACCAGAATCATAAGCATCACGATATTCTCGCTTAGCAAGCTCCATCTCTCGCTCAGTAGCTTCTTTATACTGAGCAATTAATTCGGTCTCGCCACGATGTAGATTAGCTTTGAGGCGCTTATTCTCTTCATAAACAGTCTGAGCCAGACGAAGTGCTTCTTGCCGTTCTCGCTCAGTGGCTTCTTTAGCTCGCCGTTCGTCATGCCAAACTTTCTTAAGCTGAGACATGCGCGTACGAACACGGTCTGAATATTCGTTGAGTTCGTCAGCCTCAAGTTCGTCAACAATTTCACTGGGTAATGGTTCCCGGCCCCGGTCTTGCACCGGGGTGTCATCTTCAATTTCAAAGTCGGGTTCTTCCGCCTTTGTTTGTTTTTGTCCTTTAGTTTCTACTTCATCTGGAAACTCAAACTCCATCATTTCCATATTATTTTCTTGCTCAGCCATCATTTACTCCTTATGCGCGGCTATAGCCACGGGGGTCATCAACAATTGCTTCAACCGAATCGTCATTAATAATTCGGAATTCACGCCCATGAATCTTGATGCG